GATTGAGAAGAGAGATGTTAAGAAGTGTACTCAAGATACTCAAGAGTCTTACGTTGTGTTAAAGGATTTAAAACACAAGTTAGAGACTGAGTATGTAATTTATAGACCATAGGAGGATAAAATGTATGAGGTCATAATAGAAAAGCATTGGGAAGGCAAGAAATATAACGTCAAGCTTGTCTCCTGGGAAAAGAATGGCAGTGGAGTTTCATTTGGTAGAGCATTTGAAGTTCCATTCAAGAAAGCCATGAAAGTCGCTGAGGAGCAGGCAAAGAGTTATGATGCACCAATTATTAAAAAATATTAGAGGTAGTGTCCGAGTGGTTAGAAGATGGTCTGCAAAACCATTTACGGGGGCTCGATTCCCCCCTACCTCTCCAACTATTAGTCAAATTTATTTGACTATGCAATCAATACAATGTAATAATATCTTTAACTATCAAAAGGAGCAAGTAGATGAGTAGATATAAAGACAAAATGATGGGAGTAATGCAAGAGTTTTATTCCTATTTAACTGATGATAGCATGACAAATGATCAAGCTATCG